TGTCAGAATATATTTTTTTTATTTCTTTTATATCTCTTTTTTTTCTCCACAAATCTTGCTCTAATAATACTTTTTGTTTTCTGTTATTAGTAACCAATTCAACAGCTCCATCAGCTGCCTCAAATAAACTGTCTAAATTAGTTTTAAAATCTGTTTGCTCTTCATGTTCTTTTTTAGAGTAACATGATGCTAATAATACTAACGATAACAAAAGCAATTTATTCATTTATATCTTGTAAAGTTTCTATAAACTTATCATTCAGCTTTTTATAATCACTACGCAAAACAATAACCTCTTCTTGTAAAGCCACTATTTGATTTGTTAAAGTTGTTTTATTATCAATGTATAAATATCCAATTGCAATTAAACAGAAAAACAACAAGCCAGTAACTGGATTAGCTGCAAAATCTTTAAAATCAATTGGTGATTTCATTATTTCTTTTTAAAGTTCCAATAGTAAAGTTTATACATAGAAATGCTTATTGCTAAAACTAAAGAAAAAAAAGTTAATATTTCATTACACTCACTCAAACTAATGCCAATTGCAGATGCGTTTGGAATAACTATTTCTAAAGTATCTTTTAAATCACTATTCATTGTCCCAAGGCAAAGGCAAAGTTTCCTCAGTTGGATTCTTTTGCAATTCAATATTTGCAGCTAATTGTGCATCCATTTCAGCTGGAGTTGGCTCAGTCATTTCATTTAACCAATTTTCACAATCTTGAAAAGTTAAGTTTTCGTAAAGTACAAAATCATTTGGATCTGGTGATGTCAAAGGCATAGCCCCATATACATCAGCATAATAATAATCAGCTTGTCCTTCAGTTCCTTCTGACGCTGAACGCCTCCAGTGGATTTGATTGACCACATTTTTCAATTCTACCCCCTCAACAGTTTCTTGTATTACACAATCCATTGAAGATATTATCCATTTATAAGTTATCATTTTTATTTAATTATTTAATTATTCAAAAGAGGCAATTGTCCTTGTAACAACTGTTCCTCCTACATTTATTTTTACTTTTATTGCTCCATCAGCTGAATCCATATATATTGAAGATTGTCCAGATTGAGGATCAGCTGGAGTTGATATTTGATTTAACGTTAATACATCATCTAATTCAAAAACACTTTGAACTCTTGCTTTTCCAAATACATCTAATTTGTAAACACCAGAATTTGTTGTTGTGCCTATTAAAACACTTTGTTGTAAATTTATAGTTGTTTGACTACCATCTAAAGTTATATAAGAAGTTGTGCCATTAGTTCCATTATCAGTTTTAAATATTATATCACTACCGTCAGTTCTATTAGATATTGTTAAATTACCAGTGTTGTTAAACATGTAAGAGTGATTACCAGTATGTACTATTTCTAAATCTTGACTATTACCAAAAAAAGCAGACGTATCATCTAAAAATTTTATAGCTTTTTGTACCGTTGTATGTCCTAAACTACCATCTAAAGTTATATAAGGAGTTATTCCACCAGCTCCATCATCAGCTCGTATTATTATATCTTTATCATCAGCATCTTGTGTGATATATAGGTCACCAGTTTCGTTTTCTACGTAAGAGTTTGTTCCATTGTGCTTAAATTTAAAGTCTGTTCCATTACCAAAATATAAAACAGAATTATCTGGAAACACTGTTGCTGGATTAGAGCCTCCAGAACTTCCATCTAAGTAAAAATACGTTTCAACTCCACCACTACCATCATCATTTACAAAAACAATGTCTTTGTCATCGGCATCATTTCTTATATATAAACTGCCAACAGCATTTTGAATATACGAATTATTAGAATCATGGTAAATAACTAAATCAGCACTTGTTCCAACTGATAAAAAACTGTTATCTGTTATTTTAATGTTTCCATCAACAAATAATTTATCACCACTATCAGTTGTTGTTCCAATTAGTAGATTTCCTCCAGATGTTAGACGCATTCTTTCTGATTGTGAACTCATTACATCATTTGAGGATTTAAACACAATATTATCATATCCAGCTAATACTAAATTACCAGAATCTCTATACAAACCAGCTCCAGCATTAGTAAATTGTAATTCAGCAGCAGACCCTAAACCAGTTGTTACCTTTAATGTTCCAAAAGTTCCAGTTGTTCCAGTTATTGAGCCATTAACTTGCAGTTTATCACCACTATCAGTTGTTGTTCCAATTAGTACGTTTCCTCCATCAGTAATTCTTGCTTTTTCTGCATTTCGAAAATTAAATTTTAAATTACCATTTGTAAAATTAATTGCTGTTCCTAAACTATTTCCATGTGTTAAAATATTAAAAGTTCCTGATTTTAATGCTGTTCCTAAAGAGGCATCGTAGTAATTACTTAAAGTTGTTAAATAAGTTGTTTCAGAATTATTTCTATTAAGAGTTAAAGTAGTAGTATTTCCATCAATAAATGTTGCAGTTGTTCCAGTTAATGAGCCAGTTAATGTTCCACCAGTTAAAGGTAAGAATGGTCCTAAACCCCCACCATGAGCATCAACGTAACCTTTACTTGCAGCATCTGTTGAGGCAACTGGAGTTGCTGGAATTGTTACTTGACCGCTAAATGTTGCAGTTGTTCCAGTTAAATTTAAAATATTAGTGCCACCAGCTTTTATCATTAAAGTATCAGTAGAATGAGCATATCTAATTTCTCCTCTATATGCATCAGCACCAGTTCCATCACCAAATAAAATATAACCATTTCCAGTAGTAGATGTAGTTATTTGTAAACCATTTTGGCTGTCACTTGTATCACCAACACCTAACAATGTTCCAGCATAATAAGTCGTTGTTGTTCCAATGAGTAGATTTCCAGCAGATGTCAACCTCATTCTTTCAGAAGCATTTGTGTTAAATCGCATACTGTCATCAGCATGTTCATAATCTATTGCTCCTTTACTTGCTGTTGTATCTGAAAAACGAATTACAGAATTTCCAGTTGTATTTACACCATTTTTAATATTTAAAACTGTATATCCAGAGCCAGAGTTTCTTTCAATAGTAGCAACTGTTTCATCTGAACTTACTACATGCAATTTAGTTGAAGGACTGGAAGAACTACCTATCATTATACTATTAGTAGTTGTGTTTCCATTATCTGTAACCTCTTGCAATGTATCGGCAGAGCCTACTTGAGCATCTACATAATTTTTTACACTTAATGCTGTTGGAACATTAGTAACAGCAGCTCCACTCATTGTATCACTATTTAGCCAGTCAGTAATATTTATAGAGCTTTTTGCAATACCAGTTGCAGTAATATCAAATCCAGCAACAGTTCCTTTTGTTTTGTTTTGGTACTGAGCTGATAAATCATCTTGGTTAATTAATAAAACAGAATCAATTCCAATGTCATCAAATAATGCTGTTGATGTAACACTAATTGTGTCATCTGTTGCTCCTTGATTAGATGAAACTGTTAATGGCAAAATCTCACCACCTAAAGAATTTATTAAATTAAACGTATCACCAGACTTAAAAACTGTTGAGCCAATACTATTTATTGGAACAGCACTAATTGATTTTTGATCTCTTAGTGTTATGTAAGTAATATTACCAGTAAATGTTGTTCCAGCTTGAAACTTAATTAAATTAGAGCCATCACAATCTAAATATAAAGAATAATTACCACTTGTTGTAATAGATTGACTTGTTCCAGATGTCCCAGCTTTTACTAATAATGTCCCAGCTGTAACTACAACTTGAAAATTTACTTGATATGTTAAGCCTTGCGTTAATACCGATTGTGTTAATTCACTTGTTGAGCCAGTTGCAGCAAACTTTGCTTTCTTTGCTGTTGTATCAATGCTCCAACCAGTTCCCAATGTCCAACCAACAGCTGTATTAAAATTACCATTTACAGCAACATTTGAGCCAGTAGCTGGAACAGTTGTTCTAAGATAAGCAACTGGGCTGTTCATCATCAAGGCATTATTAACATTGCCAATCATTTTAGCATTAGAAATTGGCTTGTTGTCTTGCGTACCACCTAAATCACCAATATCAGTTGTTGTTGTTGTTGAGCTTACTGTATCTCTTAAAATTTGATAACCTTCATAATCCCATTCATCATATAAAGAATGAAAACTTCCCCTTCTAAAAATATATTCTGGATCTGTTTCATTGCTTCTAAACTCTCTAAGTCTTCCAATTGGATTTACATATCTTGGTCTTGTTGCTGGACCACTTGTACCAGTTGCAGTTTGGTTTTTGTTTTCTTCACCAACAGCTAATCTCATTGTTGGAGCAATAACTACTTTTATTTGTCCACTTAAAAATTCATCAATAAGTAATTCTGTAAATGTATTAGTTCCAGTCAATGTTCCTCTGCCCCATTCACCATCTGGATTTGTTTTTACAAATGCAGTTCCATTGTTTACCCTTAAACAACCAACAGCAAATTGCTGAATTGCATCACCCCACAATAATGTTCCAAAACTAAATGTTTCTGTATTTGTACTATTATTAACTTGTGTATTTAAAGACAATCCAAAAGATGATGTTTGTGTTGTGTTTAATGTTTGTAATAATCCTTTAAATGGAGATGTTGTTATAAGTTGAATATCAGCTTGACTTGTTCCAGCATCAAAACCAACTGGAGTTGAAAAAGATGTTGTTGTAACACCAGATGGATTTTCTAATGTATTTGACCACCTTACTGTTCCAGATTTTGTTTGTGGACCTCCTCCAGAAACATCAGATGTAGTTGGCAAATATGGAAATTCTTGGTAAGGATCTTTTTTAACATAACTATAATGACTTGATGGAGCATAGCCACTAAATCTACAATAAAAAGAGCCATTATTTCCACTACTACTTTGATTAGCAAAATCTTCAATATCTAAAAAGAAACTCCATGCTCCAGTCATTGTTATAGCACTTCCAGAACTATCAACAAAAGGGATGTTTTCTTGGAAACCAATATAATTTGTTTCAGTTAAACTTCTTGATTTAATTATGTATTTTGGTGATGTATTGCCTAAAGGAGTCCAGTCAGCTTCTAAAACCCAATAATAAGAGCCTTGTCCAGAGCTATCATATTGTAAATAATAAGTTGTTGTGCCATCACTTGCATAAAAATTAAACCTTACTGAACACCACCAACCATTTTCATGTCCAGCTGTAAGGCTTGAGCCAGTCATGTCCCATGTCCAGTTTAGTGGAATTGATAACCATAAGAAATTAGCTGTTGATGGATCAATAATTGTTCCTTGAAATATCTCTTGTGATTCAGCACTTACTCCATAAGGAAAACCACCATAATAATTTTTAGATGCAAAACTTAAAAAATCAGCTTCTGCATTATGAATCATTGGTAAGTAATTATACTTAGTACCAACCAGTTTACTTACTTGATTGCTTTGTATTGTTTGCTCGTATCTTGTATAATATGTATCACCTAAATGATCTTGACTTCCAGTTAATGTTCCAAACCTATTATATTGTCTTGAGTTTATATTATCTGGATTATCTATTAATCCACTTTCATCTTGAATGTATTCTGGTATTTGTACAATCCAAAACTCATGCTTCCAATAAGTGATTCTTGCTCCCCAATGCCTTAACAATTCTTTTAAAACTGTGTAACAATTTTCTGGAGTAAAAACATCTTGGTCATTTTTATTATGAAACATAGAAACAACACATTGTGTTAATCCTAATGGATCACTTCCTTGATTAGTATTTTGCATATCAGCATTGTACCAATTAACAGCTGTTGTAAATCCATAATCTATTGAAACCCCTTGTGTTGTTGTTGCACAACCAGCTTTTGCTAATATTTCTTTAATCCAAAATGTGTATATAGCTGGACCATAATACATATTATCTTGCGTATAACTTCCTTGAATATTTGTTTCAGATCCAGCATTAGATAAATCAACAAAATCAATGTCTTTTAATAAAGACAAACCATCAACAAATGTTAGTTTTTGCTCATAAGGAAAAGAAACATCTTCTCCACTTCCTAAATCCATTACTAAAAATCCAGACCAAATTGGTTTTGTTGTTGTGTAAGTAGATGATGTTGCTCTATATAAATGTAGATAAACTTGCCTTTCTTGATATGTTGTTCTTAGTAACTGAATAAAGGCTTGTAATGATGTGTTTTTTACAACAAAAGGCAATACACATTGTGAGCTTAAAATTGGTGAAAATCTATCTTCTTGATCTGTTTCATAAGATATAACTGGACCTCCTGCCCCAACAGAAATTTCAGTTGCAGAAGAATCAAATCCCTCTACAAAAATCTCTAAATAATAATCTAAATTGTTATTACTTTTATATGATGAAAAATACTGTTTAGCAAATGCCATATATTAAACTGCTCTTTGTCTGTTTAAACTACCTCTCTGATTACTTATAAAAATATCGTTTCCACTTATTCTACCATAAACCTCAACTTGCTGACTACCTCCACCATTTATCATTCCTTTTAATTTATCTAACGGAGCAACCACTTCTGGATTAGATGCTGTTGTTCCAGCTCCTTCACCAACTAATGCCATTGTAGGACCAGTAACCAAACCTCCAGTTGCTAATCCTAAAACTTTACCTTTTGCTAATTCAAATGCTTTTGATAAACTACCAGCAACACCAGGACCACCGATTAAAAATTTTATAGCAGTAATAACAGCTAATTGAACTAATAATTGCTTAATGGCTTGTTTTATATTATTCATAAAAGATTTAAAAAATCCTTCTGTGCTATAAGCTGCACTTGTCATGGCACTTGTCATAATGTTTTCAAACATTGTCATGGCAGCATTAAACTGTTTTTGTTTATTTGTAAGCTCTGTTATTGTTTCACCAACTTGATTTAATGGTCCAATTAATTTTTGTGGATCAATTGCACTTAAAAAAGGAATTTGCCCATTGTCTAAATTTTTATTTTTTCCCCCACCAAAATCAAAACCTTTAGAGAGTTTTTTTAACGCTTCAAATGCTTTATTAGATGCATTCTCAATTGCTCTTCCAAAACTTCCAAATTCTGTTTTATATTCAACTGTATCATCTTTTAAATCCCCTAATTCATCAGATAAAGTTTCAAAAGGATTAGTGATTTCTGTCCTACCTAAAAACTTTAATAATTCATTAAAACCTTTTATTAACAAACTTAATGGACTATATTCAACAACCCATTGAGATGCTTGTATTAAAGCGTTTTTCCACCACGTCCAATCTGATAATCTTTCTTTTAAAGCTTCAAAATTGTCAACTATATAAACTAAACCAGCTCCAAGAGCAATAATCCCCATTAAAATTAAACCACCAGGAGAAAAAAGGGCTGCAAATGCAATGGTTAATTGTCCAGCAATTAATAATAATGGACCTAATGACGCTGCTAAAATTCCAACTGTAATAATAACATCTTTAGTATCACTATCTAAACTTGTAAATGATTCAACTAAATTTTTTAATTTATTGCCCAGCTTTATAATCATTGGCAAAAGTTTTTCACCAATATCTTCCATTAAATCACCAAATTGATTTTTTAATTGAACTAATGATCCAGCACCAACTTTTGCAATTGCCTCAGCTTGACCTCCAAAAGCTCTGTTTAAGGCTTGTGTTGCTGTATTTAATCTTTCTTGACTACCAACAGCACCAGTAATTGTTATTCCATATCTACTTAATGCGTTTGTGCTACTACCTACAGATTTTGCAACTAAATCAGCAGCACCAACTAAATCCATTCCTTTGGCTGTAGCCATATCTTGAACTAAAGGAATCAACTCTTTTATAGCTTGTTCTTCTAATCCCATTGTGGCTAACATAGCTTGGGCAGCTATTGTTTCCTCATCACCAAATAAAGTTTTTGTTTGTAATTCTTTAGCTTGTGCAATTAATCTTTGCTGTATATCTTCACGACCTTTTAAAGCTGTAAGTAATTTTATTTCAGCTTTTGCTTGTGTATCAAATGCCTTAACAGATGCAGCTGCAAATGCAGCTAACGGTAAAGTTAAATTTCTGGTTAAATTTTGCCCAGTATTTTTCATAGATGTACCAAATTTTTTGATACTTCTTTGAGCCTTTTTCATTGCTTTGTCAAAGCCTCTTAAATCAGCTCCAAATGCAATAGTTAATAAACCAACACTCTTATTTGCCATGCTCACTCATTTTTTTAATATATTCAGCTTTTGCTTTCAATTTCTCGTAATCTATTTTCTTATCTTTTTTATCCCACTCAAACTCAATCAAATCAGTTGGCTTTATTTTTTTACCTTTTGCTATTTGAATATTAAGCAACAAAGTAGTTTGCCATCTTGTTCTTTCCCACTTACTTCTTTCCCTTATATTCTCAAGCTCATAAAAGCCATCCAACTTATTCCAAAAATGTTTAGGCAAGTAATCATAAAACTCATTTACTCCCATGCCTAACTGTCCAAAAGCAATCCTCTCTAATCTCTGCCAAGTAAGAGCCTCTATTTCTTCTTGGCTTTCTGCTTTTTTCCAGTATTACCCCCCATTTGTTCAGCCAATATTTCCATAGCTTTTCCAATACTATCAAAATCACCATCAATTAAATCAGCTAAATCATCAACACTTAAATCACAATCTTGCTTTGCAGCTCTATGTCCATCCTCTATGCCACAATATATTAAAGTTAATGCATCATCTAATGTCATGTCCACACCAAGTTTATCTAAATCTTGCAATGATGTATTTGTTTTAGATGAATATTTTCTCAATGCATTAAAACCAAATTTAATTGGTAATTTTTCTTTATTTATTTCTATAAAAGTATAATTCATTTTTTGTTTAGTTTAGTAAGGATTGGAGCAATGGTACTAAACAAAAGTACCAAAGCTCCTCACCTAAGTTTTTAGTTTATTGTCTGAGTTAATACCCCAGTTCCTTCAATACTCATTGAATATGTTGCAGTATCTTCTGTTCCACCAGTTAAACTTACAGATGTAATAAAACCAGATCCAGAGTAACTTATATCACTTGTTGATGCAGTATCACCAAAAATAAATGTTACAGCTTGTCTTGCGTTTAAAACATTAGTTTCTAAAACATCATCAATACCATCAGTTAAAGCAGATCCACCAGCATTTGTCCAAGCATAAGCCCCATCAATATCAATTGAGAAATCTCTTAATCCTTCTAAAATTTCTTTATATCCTCCAGATTCTTTGTTTGTAATTTCTCTTGGTGAATGATTAACATTCAACGTACAGTTTTGAGCAAATGCAACAAGGTTAGTTGTTCCAGAGCTATAAACTTTTATTTCAGTTCCATTTAAAATAGCCATTTTTTTTCTTTTTTATATTAATTAATTATTTTCTTCGGCAACTTTTTGTTTTGCCTTTTTTTCTTTTTTTTCTTTTAAGTAACCATTATCTTTTAAAAAAGCAATAGTTTCTTTATTGTTTATTTCCATTTCAGTTCCAGCCATTATTACTTGACCAGCAAACCTCCAATTTTTACTTAATTTTATTTTCATATTATTTTCTTTTAACTTGTCGGATTAATTTGTCTAATTTCAAAATCTAAAGCCTTTCTATAAATTCCAGCATCACCACTTGTATCATCAAAAATATCATTATAACTTTGAAATTGACTTGATTGTATTTGTTCCCCCCCATATGTTCCCTCATTAATTCTATCCATTGCAATTCTAATCTTCTGAGCTAAATCAGATGCTTGCGTATAAGTTTCGCTATAACAAGAAATCATCACATCATTTGTATCTAATGTTGATGCTCCATCTTTTGTATCATTTGGTTGAACTCCATTAACATCATAAATAATAAAAGGAAAGGTTGTTGTTTGTGGAGCAACATTTGGAAATATTCTTGTGCCAACTAAATCACTAATATTAGTTGTAGTTGATAATATAT